TTGGTCTTGGGTTGAAAACACCGACAAACGCTCGGTGTTCCATGAGTCAATCATCTGATTAAGTGCAGCTAACGCGTCAGTAGCGGTCGCAGCCGACGGTTCTTCACCTTCAGCCAGTTGACCGATTAGGCGTAACGCCCCGTTGATCTGATCCCCAGCCGTGGTTGTAATCATGCTTACTCCGTTTTACGACGTCGTTTTAACTCATTCACAGGCGCAACCTCGACTACCGGCGCGTCTAAATTATATACTTCCCACCCGTTTTTGACGTCAGCTTTAACTTCCAAATCGGAAATTGCCACCTTGTTGCCGTGGATTGGGTGCTTGAGATAAATGTGCATTTGAAATCCTGTTGCGAGGGGCGAGGATCGCCCGCCCCTCTACGCATTAACCTGCGATGCGGTAAGCGACATAAGTTGCGTCAGCGGTCTTGCGAACGCGCCAATTGCAAGCTGTATTAGCCGAAACTGCTGCAACACCAACCAAAGTCACGCCGGTGTTAGCCGTAACCGTAGCGGCGTTTGTGCCACCGATGTTGATGATGTGAAAGTCAAACGAACTGTTGACTTTCATGCTTGAGAACGCTGCGTCAAGATCAGTACCCAAGGGCATGGTCAAGGCAACGGCTGCGCCAGTATAAGTAATGATGCCGGTTGCTAATTCAGCGGCGGTCAGAGTGGCCGCTGCTGTTTTAGCTACTGGTGCTTGTTGAGTTCCGAGGATAACCTCGCCGAGATTGCCATCACCAATTTGATAGCCACCTGCGCCATTTGGAAGTGCCATGATGAAATTCCTTTAAAAAGTTTAGAAGAGGGGGCTTGCGCCCCCACTCTGTTTAGCCCCACATACGGACGGCGGTGACCGGACGAACCGCATTAAAGCCGTACAAGACGTCAATACGGCAAGGCATACGGTCGTTGTTGATGTCGTACTGACGTACGATACGCAACGAAATACCGTTATGCACTTGGCGCGAAGCCATGTCCACACCTTGTGGCAGCAGCAAGTCAGCAGTCGCAAGCGTGATCGCATCTTTGTGATAGATCAAGTTTTGCGGGTATGTTGTAGCTGATCCACCCAAGAACGTCAGCACAGCGTTGGCAGCGGGGAACGAATCCACGGTAGCCAAAGCGTTTGCAGGAGTGAAGATAGGTGGTTGAACTGTCAGCGTTGCGGTAGTTGTTGACGAAACAGTTACGTCAGCAGTTACGACAAATTGCTGCAAGGCGCCAGTTGATTGACGGGTTTGTGGGTTGACTGCATACACGCTAGCAATGGTGAACACGTCGCCAATCTTGAACGTGGGCGAGCCGCTTGTGAAGCTGATGGCAAGTGATGTTGCGCCTTGAGCCGAAACCGTGGTAGCCACGATAGGAGCAGTAGGTGTGACACCAGTTGTGTGCTGAACAATTGACTGCGACATATTGATCTCGTCTAAGCCCAATACGCCTTCGCCCATCATACCGTTCTTGAACTGACGGCTGATAGTACCAGTTGGGTTAAACAGACCTTTCAAGCCCTCGACCAAACCGGCGTTGGCGGCTGGGTTAACAGTCGCATAACGTGGGTTCATGGGTGTAGCGAACTCGTTTAACTTTTGCTGTGCTTGGAGCAGAACTAGCGAAGTCGAAGGAGTTGTGCCAGGTGTGCCGACTGAGTTGTAAATGCCTTTGTAGGCAGTTGCCACGTCAGCGTCAACGCTTGATGCCAATTGCGACACGCGAGGCTTGAGAACACGCTCGGCGAAATCATCCAATTGCATGGTGAGTTCGGCAGAAGTGAAGTTCACGCCAATGTGCTTTTGACTTGCGACAGTCAAAGTTGTGAATTGCTCGTTGTCGTCCTGAACTTGCAGGGCGGCACCGTCGGTCACCAAGGCGCGGTCAGGTAGACGAATACGCAGAGTTGAACCAATTTTTGCGCCTTCAACGGCGAATGAATCGTCGTACTGACGATTGACGTTGCGACTGATCACCAAGTTGTTCTCGAGGATTTCGAGGGATTTACGGGTGATCATGTCAATGGTTAGAATGCTATTTGCCATGATAATTTCCTAAAATAAGTTAGCGGAGGCGCGCTTCGTGCTTCTTTACCTGACGCAATCTTTCTGCCTCAATCCACTCGGAAGTAGACATTGACTTGATAGAGCGTGGATCAGTCGTGTCGTATGCCGGTGAACCGGTCGTACGGGCTGATACAGGTGAAATAGGCGCTGGCGCGTTTGAAGTCTTTTTGACCGGTGGGTTTGCGGCTAACTGAGCCTCAATCTTTCCGATCTCTTTGGCTTGCATGATAGGCGAAAGACGTGAAATCCGTTCAGCTTCCTTGGGGTTTGCACCTAAGTGGTAAGCCACTTCGGGGCCGTTGTCCGAGGCCTGAATGGATTGGGCCATCACGGTAGTGATTGGTAAATTCGGGTTGTATGCGACTTGTTCAAAGTCCTCATACTTCGCGCGAACTTCCTCTTCCTTGTCGTGATAAGTTTCAAGTATTTCAGCTTGTTGCTTGCGCTGCTCTCGCTCGGCTAGTTTTTGCTCTGCACGTTGTTCTGCCAATGCTTCGACATAATCTTCGTTTGAGGCAAACTGCTCGGGCGTGACCGGTGCTTGAGGCGCAACAGGTTGAACTGCTCTTTCCCTTTCCCACTTTCGCTGCTCACGAGCGAGCCGCTTGCCGATGGCTGCGTCTAATTCCTCTTGTGAGAAGGTTTTAGGTGCTGCTTCGGGTACTTCCGGCGCAGATACTTCAACTACCGGTTCTGCCGTAACTTCCGGTGTCGGCGCGGGCACTTCCGCTTGGCTTACTTCGTCTGACATTTGTAACTCCGAGGAGTCCTGGTGGTTCGCACCAGTACGATTAGTATATTACTTAGATTCTCAAGGCACAAGTACCCATGATTGAGTAGCTTCATCCCAAGTGTAATTTTGTCCGTCATTAGGGTAAGGCACAGGTGCTTCCCAATAGTACGTTTGGGTATTTAAAATCCATGAGGGAAACGGTTGTGGCGCGTAGAACACGCCAATTACACCGTCTTGCACAACCGTCGTATCAAGCGTGTAACCAAGTCCGGCGTAGTTTGCTCGCAGCGCCACACCGCCGTCAGGCTGACCGTCTTGACCGTAGTGGACATTCCCATGCGTGTTGTATGAGGTTTGCCACCACATAGTTGGGTCACCGACTAAACCCGAATCAATAAACGGTTGTTCAGCGCTAATGACATCATCAACAATGCCTTTGCCGTTTGTAAGTGTGGGTACTCTTGCGAAATAACTCATGCTGTGTAACTCCCCGAAGCCGTATAGGTCAATATTGTATTTGCACCGCTAGTTGTAACGGTTGGTGATCCTGTAGTTGTACCGGTGTAATTAGCAGTTGGGATGGACAGGATGATTACGCCTGAACCGCCCGCGCCACCTAAACTTGTAGCTATTGCGCTTCCCCCACCGCCGCCGCCGGTATTTACGGTGCCAGCAGCACCATTACCTGATGTAGAACCATTTCCACCGCCACCTGCGCCGCCAGTTCCCGCAGTTCCACCGCTACCACCGCCACCACCGCCTCCGGCGTATGTGACTGCCGAGCCGCTAATACTGCTTGATGTACCCGCCCCGCCATTACCCCCTGCGGTTGATATTGCATTTGCGCCTACAGCACTAGCACCGCCACCGCCGCCACCAAATTGGTTAGCACCGCTGTTGTTTCCTGAACCGCCTGCGTTGCCCTGACCTGATGTACCGGCACCGCCCGCTTGCGCTTGAGAACCACCACCACCTGAACCGCCCGCTACACCAGTATAGGGCGCAGCAGTATAACCCGCACCACCACCGCCACCAATTGAAGTAAAACCTAAAGCGGTAGAATTTGAACCATTTAATCCAGTAGAAAATGTTGCGGGTGAAGATGCCCCTGCGCCAACGGTAAGTGTGTAGCTTGTGCCTGTAGCCAATGCAGTAGTTGAAGTTAACAAACCACCTGCACCTCCACCACCACTTACATACGAACCCCCACTACCGCCACCAGCAACAATTAAATAAGAGACAGGATAGCCAGGCACAAGCGAGCCCGACGAAGTGAACGTATGGATTGTGTTTCCACCGGATGTTGTGACTGTACCGCCCGAAAAAACAGCAGAACCGGCGTAAGAGATAATGACTACGCCTGAACCACCGGCTGCGCCATTTCCACCAGTACCGCCCCCGCCGCCGCCGCCGCCGCCAAGATTAACCGTTCCGGCGGTACCGTTTACAGTATTTGCACCACCCGCACCGCCACCGCCTGCCCCGCCTGCACCACCAGGTGCTGATGTGCCTTGACCACCGCCACCGCCGCCGCCAGCATAGGTGACAGCCGAACCTGATATTGATGATGATGTTCCTGCACCACCTACCGCACCGCCCGCTGCTGGTGCGCCTGTTGCATTTGCACCTACCGCACTTGCGCCTCCACCACCGCCGCCTCCATAGCTACTAGAAAATGCGCCGTTACCGCCTGCAAAACCTTGTCCGCTAGTTCCTGCCCCGCCTGTATTGCCGTTTGTAAATCCGTTACTTCCACCACCCGAACCACCGGCTATTCCGTTTCTAAACCCCGTATCTAAAGAACCTCCACCACCACCGCCAACGGCTGCGGTTAAGCCAGTAAATGACGAATTTGAACCGCTACCACCTGTTGCAGTACCGGAGGATGAGCCTGTGCCGCCCGCGCCTACCGTAACTGTGTATGATGAAGTAGTAATTAACGTAGTTGTTGAAGTAAGTAACCCCCCCGCGCCGCCGCCACCGCCATCGTTGTTACCACCCCCACCACCACCCGCCACAATAAGATACGTTGCGGTAACAGGTGCGGGGCCAAATATGGCTTGGAAGAGGGTGTGGTAAGCAAACATTAGTATGTGTACCCTTGTGAAGCTGTACCGTACCAATTTGTGCCATCCGCAATAAACGCAAGGATGTCTAGCTTACCGACTGTTGCGGTAATAGTTGGCGCGCCAATTGAGCCCCACTTAACACCTGTAAACGTGGCAGTTGTAGCCGTGCCCGAGGCGGGTTGTTTGAGCAACAAGGTAAACGACTTACCGGCGGTTGCCGTTGGCATGGTGAACGTACAAGCCGTGGCAGATGTCAACGTAGCCGTCAAGATCGTACCGGCGGTAATGGCTAGGGTTGCAGATGCACCAACTGTGCCGCTTGCGGTGATGGTTTCGGTATATGCAGTGGTTGTTAACGTGTTTGAAAGAGTAAGTGATGTTGTGCTAACAACGCCTGTGCCTTTAGGGGTAAGCGTTAGGTTAATGTTTGTGTCTGAGCCGTCGACTGCAAATGATGGTGAATTACCTGTTGCCGCACCGTTGCTAATTAAATAATTTACGGCAGAAGCTACGTTTTTAACAACAAAAGAAAAATTACTAAAATTATTTGTAAAAAATGCTACGTTGGCATTGCCTTTTGTACTGATGTTAAACCCAACAGACGCGTCCGTTCCTGAGGAAACAAAAGATGGGCTTACGCCTGTTGCGCCGCCTGTAAATTGTAAAAAATTTACGCCGGACGTTGTTGTTACAAATTGAGCCGCGCTATTGGCAACCGTTGACCCACCTAACGCAACAAGACCTGTACCTTTACCTTGTAAAACTAAACCAATATTTGTATCGGTACCTTGCACCGATAACACCGGCGCGCCTGTAGTAATCGCACCCACAATCTGAGCGTAGTTAACCGCAGACGCCACGTTATTAACTTGCAACGATTGATTGCCTGACAAGCCGCCAAGCCGAGTGTTGCCGCTAGAGTTAAGCGTAGTAAACGACCCCGCAGCTACCGTAGTTGAGCCGACCGTTGTGCCATCGATTGCACCGCCCGTAATAGCCACAGCACTTGCGGCTTGCGTAGACATCGTGCCAAGACCAAGTGCAGTTCTAGCGGCAGAATCAGTTGTGGCACCCGTACCGCCATTGGCAATAGCCAACGTACCGCCCAAGGTCAGCGTACCGCTAGAGGTAATCGGGCCACCGGTCAAGGTTAGACCAGTTGTGCCGCCTGAACCACTAATTGAAGTAACCGTGCCTGTACCGGCTAGATATTGCCAGGTAGGCGCTGCGGTAGCGTTAGACGTCAATACTTGGTTAGCAAGCCCGACTGTTGCGGGGATAAGCATAGTGCCTGTTACAGCGGGCACATCAATTGTAAAGTTGCCAACTGCATCTTCAGACGACAACGTAGTCGTGCCGCCTAATGTGCTGGCATCAAAAATTAAGCGGCTCATGGCAACCCTTTATTCGTAGATGACAGTTGCAGCGACCGTACCACTAATCACCACGTTAAGCCCTTGGTTAAAAAATGCCCCATCTAAAGAGCCAAAAGGGTAAAAGGTCGCGCCAACGGGCGTAAACACACCGACCATTGTGGTGGCGGTGCCGGTTTGCACGTCGTAAATGGTGATCGTGGGTGTACTGGAAGCAGAACTTACAAAGATGCCCCTGAGTTTGCCGGCACCGACTTTGATCTGTTTAGACGCCGTGATGTAGGTGTAATTTGCCATGATATGCCTTACGAAAGGAACTTCAATTTGTATAACGTTGATAAATACAATTCGACAATTGCGTCGATCAAATTTTGTAAAGCTGAATCATCTTTGCCGCAGACTTCGTAGCGATATTTTTCAATATCCTCAAGTTGGTCTTCCAAGAACTCGGTGACATTAGCCGTCTTTTTAGATGACTGCAAAGTGATTGCACCAATCATGCCGTTACGGCCTTGGTAGGCTTCTGCAAAATTGTCAGCCAAGTCGATGATGTTTTCATAGAACTTTTGCAACGCCTTGTGTTTGGCGTAGCTGCGTGTGTTCAGATGTACGCTATGCGTCACATCACGCGCTAGGAAAAACATTCCTACAAAATCGTTGCACTTCATTGTGGTTGCTCCATCATTGGGGGCGGTTGCATCTGTTCAGGTGGCATCATGCCTTGATCCATTGGTGGTTGCATCTGATCCATTGGGGGCTGCTCAGGCATCTCAAATTGCTGGCGCTGTGGTGCGCCGCCAATCAAATCACCCGTATCCATTGCGGCTGCAACCGTACCCATCACAATGTCTTGGATTTGCTCAAAGGTCATGCCCGCTTGAACGGCTGAGATACGCTTGGTTTCAGCATCAAATGCTTTGATTTGCGCCTCATAGTTCTTGCGCTCAATGTCTTGGGCTTCCATAGACTTAGACACGTTTTGCAGCATAGTGTGCATCTGCTCCATCTCTTGCGCCATTGCTTGCATCTGTTGCTCGGCGGCTTGAAGGGCTGGGTCTTTGTCGCCATCGTCCATGAGTTTTGGATCAATGGTTTTGGCAAAACGCTTGGCCATCTCTTGCGCGCCAGGCCAATCCATGTTCTTGATGAACAAATCGCCCGCAACCGACCACAGTTGTGGGTTGCCTTGCAGCAATTGACCCATTGACTCGAGCGCCTCTTGGCGTTTGGTCATGTAGCTTGGGCCGGTCGTGACCATCACGTCGTACGTTCCGACGCCAGGGTTGTAAATCTTGTCAATTTCTAACCCGTTTTGGTCAACAATTTTTTTGACCGGCTCGGCTTGCATAGGGTCGATCTTGGCTGAATCAGGCTCACCGTCCTCGCCCATGATTCTAGCTACGCGCTGCGTGTCGTAAATCTTAGGCACTAAGTTAATAATTTGGCGTGTGATATGCCGAATAGCGCGCGCTAGGTTGTCAACGTAGTGGTAAGTGCCGGTGTCAGTCTGACGCTCACGCGCCATAAT